CCTTTTCTTCTAATTAAACATTCTTTGCTTCTCACCATTATAGTAATTATGGTAAGATTGTATTGAATTACCAGATATTTTATACTCATCTGGCATGGCTGGAGTTGGTTCTGTAAATGGTACATCAGCAATATTAGTTGGAGGAGTCTTAAGAGCTTCGGCTAGTACTGTACACTTATGTTCTTTTTCATAACGATAAGTATATTCCTTAAGTAATTCCATTAATAATGAATGTAACCATAAGTAATTTGCTTTAGATTGTCTAGTCCATACTGTTGAAGGATGGTTAACATGAGTAGCATGATATAATATTGTTTCACGTGAATCAGGTAGAACCCAGCGTTTAGCTTTTCTACCAGTTCTTGTATGTCCGACTATTTCATGCCCATCTAGATATCTATGAGCAGTAGATAAAAGTTGACATGTTTCAACAATCATCTTAACACAATGTTTGTCTACATGATACTGCGCACATATTTGTGGGTTTTCATGTAAGTAAAAAATATTCATAGTAAAATTATATCAAAAAAGTTATTTAAAGTACAATTAAAATTCAAATGATAATCCCATTCCAATTGCATTATAATCACTATCACCTCTTTTAATACGATATCTCAAATCAATTGTTGTATCAGGAGTTATTTTATAACCAAGTTTAGCAGCATAAGTTGTATCATTTTGCTGATGTTCTGTATTAAAACTATCTCTAAAACGTACACTTGTACCAATAGACCACTTATCATTGAGTTTATATTTTAAACCTGGTGTTATTGCCCAATATGAAAAGTTATCATTCTTAACATACTTATCACCTACACCAAGATATAAACTTGAAGACCAACGATCAGAAAGCTTTTGTTTAAATTTAACACCAGCTTCTAAACGAGTATCATTACCATTACTACCAGATTCATTTTTATCTTTAACTCGTGTTGATACAGATAAATCCATCCATGGTGCAATGTGTTTACCAAACTTCATACCATAAGTATTAGCATCTGTACCACCTAATGCATCCTGAGATTCGAATCGAATACCATAAAAGTATCCTTTGCGTTCAGTTTTTTCAGCATAAGCAAGAGTTGTTGTAGAAATAAGTGCTGCTATTAATATTGTTTTTTTCATATTCAATACCTTTATTATTAATTGAATAAGTATATATCATCAAAAAAGGCATTTTATGTTACAGATTTATTACAATTATGCACTTTCTTTTTTAGGCAGTGGAGGTATTAAACCTGCGCCTTCAACAACTTTACGTGTTACTTTCTTATAAAGTTTAGTTAACTTTTGATCTTTAACTGCTAATAATAACTTAGCTTCATCAGGATGTACATTCTCTAGTAGATCAATAAACAACTGTTCTCTTTTAATTGGTTTAAGATCTTCTCGTTTAAATACATATAGTTTTTTCATTTCCATACGTAAGTTTGCCGGTGACATACCCATTGGAGCAGCATCAGGTTTAAATGGAGGTTCTCCTGTAGGTAAATCAAATTTATTTTCAGGAATAAAGGCATATTCAAATAACATCTTTAATGCCATATCATTCTTATGTTGTTCAATGACTTTAGGATCAGAATTAATTTCTTCTAATACTTCAGTTATATACTTCATCTAGAACTCCTCTATGTCGTCAAGTAATAATCGACATTTATTTTTAATTAAATAGTCCATGATTTTCATCTTATCACCTTGAGGTTTACAATTTGTATACTCAGTTATGATATTATTTTGGACTTCTTTAGGTATATATTTAAAATTAACTAACATACTATTACGCTGATAATTTCTTTTTTCCTCATCATTACGACAAGCATCTATACCTTGCTCAAAGAACTCAGCCAATCTTTTCTTCATCACTGGCTTTTGTCTTTCTTGATTAATGAATACATCATCTTTACTGAGGATGTTTGGTACACCATCACCACTATCGCCTTTAACAATATGTGTAATGATATATTCATCAATATCTTTTTGACTGGCCTCTACATATTTCTTTTGCATTGGAGACCATTGTCTTACATTTTTATTCTTTTGTAGTTGTATAAAGTCTTTGTCTGAAGATACAATTAATACTTTTTGTGGTTCTTCAAATAAACCTTCAGTCAATAATTCATTCTCTTGTGTATATTTAACTAATGTGGCAATCACATCATCAGCTTCTGCTTTATCAACATGTACTACTTTATATGGAAAATGTTCTTTAAGATCTTCTCTTATCTGTGATAAGGTATCAAATATTAATTTCCAATCTAGGTCAGACTTTTCTCGATTTACTTTACGCATTGCTTTATAGTTAGGAAAAGCATCCCTACGCCAGTATGATTTACCGTCACACGCAATTACTACATCACCATATTCGGGAGCGTATTTCTTTTTATATGATTTAATGGTAGAGATTGTCGCATGACGGATCAAATCAACCGTTTGTTCTTCAGTATTATACTTTATTTCTTTTTGAAATGGTAATATATTTGATAAAGCAATTTGACTGTAATCAAGTATAATCATTAGAATGCTCCTAGTATGATACAGTCTTGATTAACTCGTCCATTTGCTGGTGCACCTTTAGTTTTCAAATCATTAAACTGTTTATTCATTTCACGTTTACCAACTTTTAAATCTTTAAAGAAGACTTCAGGTTTACGTATCGTCTTAGATTCAGATGCTTTAATTGCATAGTTAATAATGGTTGTACCTTTCACTGTAAGACCTGATGTATCTTGTGCTTCGTATTTAAATAGTTTTCTATTCTTTGTATTATAAACATAAGCAACATCAGCACCGACTAGAGTAGCAGGATCAACAGATCTCATATTGAGTTCATCAAATTTAACCATATATTTAAGTCTTTTGACTACAACACCTGGTGCTTTAGGTTTACTTACACGAGGTTTCTTAACTACAACTGCATGTTGTCTACATTCATCTACAATTGTTTGTAGGAACTTAATAAACTTTTTAAGTTCTGCTTTAGTAAAGAATGAATAACCTTCAGCAAGCTGTTCACACTTACCTTCAAGTGCTTCCTGTGCTTCATTTAATGGATATTCATAGTAGTCTGCAATCTTCTTAGCAACAGCACCGCTTGTACCATTTTTAAGTAAGAATGCTTTAGTGGAGAAGGAAGAAGCTTTGGTATTGATATACTCGTCGATAGCGTAATCAATATCCTCACTTTGAGTCCGAGCCGCATCGATGATTCTTTGTTCAATCGATATAACGGGAGCTTTAGGCTTAGACTCTTTTACATCATCTTTAGCCTCTTCCTTCGTAACTTTTAAATACTTTTTGTATGTTTTATTAATTGTTTGTTGTAATACATTCATATGATCTTCAGATAGATAACCACCAGCATCTAGTATCATAACTAATTTACCTGCGCTAACAAGTTCCCAGTTAGCTGCTTTTGATAATACACTAGCTTTTGTTTTATCTGTCTTTCTGACATAGTTGATAACTGCTTTAGAAAGAACTCTATCTTCTAGTTGATTATATTGGCCAAGTGCTGCCAACAACGTTGATTGATAGTTTTCTTTAGTGACTATAGTTTTATCAGCATCTTTAAGCCGAGTAGCTATAGCCTTTACTTTTGATTTAGATAACGCCATTAATTGCTCCCATAATTAACATAATATAGATATTATACACTAAACTTGATTTAATGTACAATAATTTATTCGGCTTTAGTAATATTTTGATACATAACCTCAAATTCTTCATGTTCAGCAACCTCTTCTTGGAAGTTCTGTTTATGATGAACTTTAATCATTTTATTAATGGTTTTCTTTGGAATTTTATAGTTGTCATGTAGATCATCAACTATATGTTTGATCATATCACGTTCTGCATCAATACGTAATAATGAATTAGATGCTTCTTGTAAAGCGTTTTTGATTTTCTTTTTATCTTCATTCAATAATTGCATAGTATTTCCTGTATAAAACATAATTAAAATTTAACTGATTTGATTGAATCGAACCTGAAAGATCTCCAGGCTACTTTTTCTGTGTCGAAGACGCGCAACACGTCTTCGGAAAAGGTTTTAGTAGTGCTGGTATCTCCTTTTCCTTGAGGTATGTGTTCTCCGGGGATTCTGGAAGTTGAGAGTGTGCAGAGCATTCTTCTCTCAGATCCGTCCCTTTTGGTGAAAGTAATGCCGACTTCATTTTCGTTAAGTTTAGCCTTAAGTAGTTCCTTAAAATCGTTTGATGTGTAATCATATTTCTCCATAATATACCTCAAGTTAATAATAAAAAGTTCTGCACAACTCCGTCGAGTCTGACCCGCGGAAGCAGTACCGGAATATGTCCGCATATATGTATTAAGTGGCGCAGAACTTATTCCTCAATTCCTGCAGGACCATCTTCCTCACCAAAACCAGGACCAAATAAATGAGGATCGTTTGGATTTAAATAGACTTCATCTAGTGTTAGATTCTGGTCATCAAAAATCCATCCATTTGCCTCTAATTCAGCTCGATTACGAGGATCTGCAGTATACTTATCTAAGAACAGTAACTGTCTTAGAATATCTTTTAATGGTGCACCGTTCATACCAAGACGGTGACCAAATATGTCTTTATGATAGTCAGATAGAGTAGTTACTAATTGATCGTAACTATACTTTTTATAAAACTTTAATGATTCTTTTGCACTAAAACTCATAATAATCTCCATTTGTTTACCATTTAAGTATATTATATCCTGTTTTCTAATTAAAGTAAACAGTTATTTTAACTTATTTTGTAAACAGATTGTAACAATACTACTATCATATAATAGTATTATATCAAAATTATGAATTAATGTACAATATTAATTTGCCGAAGCATCCATACCAGCTAATGGATTATCTAATGCTTTCTTAATCTTCATGTCAACATCCTTACGGAGTTCACGGAGATCCTTATCCATATCACGCTGAGCTTGCTTGGTTGAGCGCTCAACAGTTTCAACTACATCTTCAAGTTTACGAATGTCTGCTTTAAGATCATTCTTAATATCTCGT